TTCAGTTGTGGCTGTGGCTTCAGCCGCTACTTCTACATTATCTGCTTCGCTCATTTTTTTACCTTTTCTGCTTGTTTGAATCGCCTCTCTATAAGGCCCACTAAATAACGCTGCCCTTCTAAATGACGTAGTTCAGCGTCAGATATGTTTGCACCACTAACAGATTCAATAGTAATAGAACGCAAATATTGCATTACTGCCTTACCATTAGGTGTGCGAAACAAACTGTTTATATTTTTAGATATTCTGTCGTCTTCTTCTTTTGGACGAGGAAACCCATCAAGGCCTAAGTTGAGTGACATCTGGTACTTCACCTTGTTGCTGTGCTTGTTGATATCGTTGCGCAGCTTCTGCAAGCTGCTGTCGTTCTACGCTATCTCGCACAAGACTATCAGGTACACCAAATTTTTCAGCCAAATGTACTGCAACATCTTCAGATTTAATTAACAAATTCAAAATCTCAGGCCCAAACGTACCGCCAACTAACTGCAAATAGCGTGATATAGATGTAATATCTTGATTGGCTTGTGCTTGTGCAAGGGGTGAAACAGAACGAACCTTAACTTCTCTACCATTAATAATAGGTATTTCAATACGACCTTGCTTTTTTAAAAGATATACAACACGCTGCAATATTGGCTGCACCATTTCAGCTTGCAATCTACCAAAAGCAGACCCAATCCGTCTGGATAAATCAGCCATGCGTTCTGCAACTTCTGTTGCTGACGCTGGTGTTCTATTTGGATCACCAAGCATGTCATTATACAAAGCTCTTTTAATATTGTTGCGCATATCATTTAGAATAAGATTAGCTACATTAAAATCACCAGCAGCACGTATTGGTTGCAATCCCATTGATCCCATCGCCTTTGGGATGATCGTTCCTGGCACAAGATTTATTGTATCTGTATTCATAACGCCATCATCATCCATTTGATAAATGCCTGAAATAGCCATCTGTGCATTTTCAAGAACAAGCTCGATTGTTAAGTTAGTTGTCTTAATTGCACTAAGGGCGTTGACAAGAGGGCCGCGTCCATAAATTTCACCACTGGCTTTAGACCAACGAAAACATATAAACGGATTAGAACCTGCACCATCAAATTGTTCGTAATAAATTACTTCTTCAGCCGCAATATCGATAACATAGTAGTCATAACGCTCTTCATTGCGTTTCTCATAGTTTCTACAAACCAGTTCCAGAATCTTACACTCTGCTTCTGGCTGTGTTGCAATAGCTTTAGCAAGTCGTTCTGAAACGACAGCACGCTCATAGGCAACAGGAATCGAACGGTTCTTAAGAACCCTCTCTCTAAACACATGGTCAATCGAGCCATCTGCACCTGTATCAAGCACGACAGACGGAAGCGGTATCGCGTTAAAGCGTATTGGATTGATTGAGTCACCTTCTTCAACAAGCAAAACACCTGTTCCAATAGCCAAGTCCATAAACGATTCATGTATCTCTTGACCAAAGTTAGAAGATTGCAAAACTTCAAAAACATAATCAGTCACCACATCAAGTTGATTGTTTACTTGGTCGACTTGTTCATCTGGTATTTCAGAACCAGCAACAAAATCTGCCCAACGTGCAAAGTTTGGCACAAGTCCAGACTGAAGACGAGAAGCAAACTCCTGTGTTCCAACCACAGCAGTTTCGTCAAAGATTTTATCATCACGACGTTGACCAGCAACTTCATAATAAAATCCTTGACGCATAGGCAATGCATACTCATAGCACTCGTCAAACAAAGGTTCAAAGTTTAAGCGTTTCTCTTTTGCACGCTCATACTTTTCTAACATTGGTTTTGTTTGGTGCATTACAAAGTCTCGTCAAAATAACCCATGCCACCTCTGCTACCTGTTAACAAAGATGTAGCACCAGAGCCACGACGTTGTTGCTTGGCAGCAGTTTCTACACCTTTTTCTCTTGCCTCGTCACGCCTTCTGCGCTCTTCCGCTTCTCTTTGCTCACGAGCATCTTTTTCTGCTTTTTTGGCAGCTTCTTGTTCAGCTTTTTCTGCTGCTGTAAGCGGTGGTGGGCCTTTTGGTCTACTTGTTGCTACACACATAATAGTCTCCTTTAGTTTTTCATACAGTTGCTTTTATACACAAAGCAACGCACATTTTACATTCTAGCCCAAAGACCTTTACGTTTTTGTCGTGGTTTTCTTGTAAAGACATCATAGTTACGTTCAGCTTGGAAAGGTTTAGGCGCATGCTGCATATTCGTTAAGATTGCACGTCCTTCGCCAGACCCAAGCATTAAATACTGCAAAGCGTCATGTATATGTGAAAAATGGTTTTTATCTGGCTTATCCATGTACCGCTCACCAGATACTTGGAGCCGCCTGTATTGATAGCCACCCTCAAAGCCCTTGATTATATTACGACACCTAAAATCAACCAATAATCCTGAACTGCCATCAACCATGCGATTAAGTGCTGAATTAACTGATTCAATCCTAAGAGATACATCATTAGACGGAGCTGGACGTGCGTTTAGACCTGCACCACGCAAAATTTGAAATGGGGTTGACTCGTCAGTTTGGGCGCGAAAATCTCCTGCTGGATCGCCAAAGATAATAGCTTCATTAGTTGCATATCTTGTAGACAACTCTTGTCGTAGCACTTCAGTAAACTTAACAATGCCCATATCAAACGCAACTATTTCCTGTAATATAAGCCAACGTCCACGTACCTTTTGTGCAACTACCCCAGCAGGAGTAAGGCCAAAATCAAGACCAATATAAACAGGTAGTCCTGCGGCAACAGGTATTTCTTCTTTGGCGACATGGACATCTGCTGAAAAATTGGCATAAACTGGTTTACCATCTTTTATACTCCCAAGGCGATTCATCACATATACATCTATCCAACTCTTCGTCTTGCCTTGTACAATGTTTGGATAGTAGTCGGTTCTCATATTCTTTGCGTTTTCTGCGTTCTTGTTTAGAACGTAACCTGTAATGATCCCTTCTTCGTCCTTTGTTTCCAGCATACCTGCTGGTTGTGTGTAGAAATTCCAGTTGTCTGGCTTGACCAACATCTTCGCTTCTTCTTTCGGAATGTGGTCTGGAATTGGAACTTCGCCTGACATTATAGGCCACCAGTGATCTTCTTCTGGCGCATTTGTGTCGGCTATTACTCCTGTCCATGTGCATCCACCATCTTTCATTGAAGGAAAACGACCTACACGCATTGAGCATGCATCAATTATAGATTTGGGTATCTCCCTCGCCTCGTTGATCCAGATACCTGTCAATTCTAGGGAGAGGAGTTTCTTGACATCTTCTGGTCTGTCGAGAGCGAGGAAGATAACTTCAAGGTCTAGGTCTGCTTTTTTGATGTGATGTGTATATGGCACAGACCAATGGAATTTGCCCCAGTCTTCTTCTGGAAACCAATCCAACCAAGTTTTAATAGTGGTAGTTTTTAACTGTGGGTTTGTGTTTCTGATAACTGCCCAACGTGATTTGCGTACACCATCTAAGCCTTTTTCTTGTTGTACAGCACGCCGAAACAACTCAACACAACAACACACCGACTTGCCTGACCCAACAGGGCCACGCAATGCACGAAAGAACGAATCGTCTTTCATAAAAGATTTAAGGACTTCACCATCAGGTTTGTAATTAAATTTGGTCAATCTTGTGATCCTTACCAAATTTAATCATGCGCTCCACAACTTCTGGCCCAATAACAGCAATAACTTTATCTGCCTCTCTGTCAGTCTGGAACTGTTTAGGGTGGTAAGCAAGATGCACCTTTTTAACAATCTGGCGCAACATATCACGTTCTTCACGCTTTAGTGTGTGTAGAAAACTCATCTGTATCTTTTGGTTTTATCTGATATCTTTTTAGGCTGTTTGGAGAACTGCTTACCAGCACGAGTTGCTCTTCTTTTAGCAGCAGTGGACGCTGCATATTCTTGCGACGATAACGCCTTGATTGCGGCTGATGGTAGATAACGCTCGCCTGTGGCTTTTGGCCCTTGTGTAGATGGCTTGCCACTTTTGGTTCTCCATTTTTGTTTTGTCCACTTCCGTAAAGAAGCCTGTGACGGTCTTAAAGCCATAGTTTCTTTCTCGCTACAATATAAAAAAAGCCAGCAAACATAAACAAAATAACAAAAGATAAAGAAACAATGCCGATAACTTCAATCATTTTCTCTCTTTTTAGCCGCGCCTCTTTTATCTGTCTTTGTCTTTTAGCCCTTGCTTCTGCTTGAAACTTAACCCAATCTTCCCATAGACCATAACGTCCATAAAGATACATTATACTTTTAAGTTCAGCCTCTTTTCTTTTGACCTCTTCAAGAGCCATAAACTCTTCAAGGTCATTGCCAAATGTACTATTACGTTTTTTGCTTGCTTTGGATTGTAGGTCTTCCTTCGCAAAGGCAAAATCCGCAATCGCTTTCCCTGCCGAGGCAAGTTCTTTGCCGTTTGCAATCGTCTTCTTTATGACGGCAAACGCACTGTTTATTGCCACAAGCTCTGCTAACATTAGTTTCTATATCCGCCTCCCTTTGCTTTGTAGGCTTTTGCTAACATTTGAGCTTTCCGCGCCGACCATTGGCCCGGTCTGCCGCCTTTGCCACCAGCCTTTATGCGATTAAACAATGCTTTTCGCATTGCAGGTTTGGTGTAATTACCAGCAGCGTTGACAGCCATTACTTACCTACTTTCTTTTGTGCTTCTTTATGAGCAGCGGTAAATGATTTTCCATCTTTCATTAACCTACGCATTAGCTTCATATGTTTTGCAGTGTGATGAACAGAGTGTTTTTTTAATGTGCTTTCTTGTCTTTTGGTCAACATAGAAGCCATTATACCTTACCTTCCTTTTGTTGCACACATTGTTTATCTACAACTCTTGAAAATGGTAAATCCGAATGAATTGTAAATACCATTTCCTTCAGTCTTTCTAAACACTGCTCTTCTTCAACGTATGGGCCATTCGTATCTTGTGCAATAAGACATTGTTGCCCATCTAAAGCTACCCAACAAAAAAGAAGGGAAGCATAAAACATTAGTAGCCGCGAGAGTAATTACCAGTAGCTGGCTTTCGCTTTGCTGGCATTTTCTTTTTAGGAGGTGCTTTTTTGACCATTGGCTTTTTGTTTTTTCCCATTGGCATGTTACTTACCTTTCATTTTTGCTTTCATAATTTTTTGCTGCAATGCTTTTGGCAATGTCTTTTGTTTTGCTGTGAGCATTGATTTTTTAGCCGCTTTCTTTTTCATCATTATTACTGACCTTTCGATTTGAGAAAATCCATATAAAGTTTTTCAAGCCTATCAAGGGGCATTGCATCAATTTCTTTAGATGTTGCAATCTTGTTAGCCATTGCCCAAGCCTTAACATCAGGCGCGGCCATTTTCATTATGTCAGCACCAGACATTCTTTTCAAAAGCGATTTAGGCTTTGGCTTTTTAGGAGCTTGTTTCATTTCTTTTTCTTCCTCTTCTTTGCAGCTTGATACCTAGCCAATAAACGGCGGCCTTTGGCTACCGCAGATGCTTTGTCACCAGAGTGACCCCATGCGACCAGTGATAGCTTCAAACGTGTCGGTCTGCCCTTCTCGTCTTTCAATGGCCCTTTTGCTGAACCCATGCGTACAAGAAATGAACCCTTCCTTCTTAGCTTCTCTGGTGTATTCGCTGCGCCCTTTACTGGTGCTTTCAGATTGCCCTTCTTGCCAGACTTCGTTCTGTACGATGCTCTGCCCTTTGCATTCAATCCGCCTTTTGGATTCTGACCTGCCTTGCGTGTCCATGCTGGTGACTTTGCCATTATGCTGCTGGCCCTTCAAATGCAAAATCTCCTTGCGCCTCTTGACGCTGTTCCATAGTTGGACGAGATGCAGGTAGTGATACATTTGGTACACTGCCTAAATCACTAGCTTCAGCCCTTCCAATAAACATATCAAACAAACTTGCACGTTTATTTGTCATTGGGCCATGAAAAAAATAATCGCTTGCATTTGGCGGAATGTCGTCATCGTAATCAGTGTTAAGTGTTTTTGTTTTATACAACTTTATATTTGTAGGACGAGGCAGTGGGCCTGTTATGTTTTCATCTGAATGAACAACAAGACCATTGCCATCATGGGATACAGCTAAATCCTTATACCCATCTATATAAGCTGCCTTTGCAAAATCTAAATCTGGATTGCCAATGTTTATTTTTACTTTTCTGCCAACATCTTTTTTGTTGTCTTTGTAATCACGGCTACCCATCAAAAAAGCAAGGTTATGTATCTTTTGAAAATTGGTAGCATCAGAAGAAATTGTTTCCCAGACAGCTCTCGTAAACCCACTCATCCCTGCATATTCTTTTTCAAATCTTTCTGTCTCATAAACAGCTTTACTTTTTTTAATGCTTGGGTCTTGAAGCATCTTATAATTTACATAAAGATTTTGATCATACTGGTCATCAAGAATAACATCACCGTTCTCATCTCTAATAAACATACTTGTGCCAGTTGTTGATTGCATGCGGCTAGCAGCAGACATGCCAAACATTTTTTCATCTGCCATAGGGTCAGCTACAATATTAAACCCAACGCCGCCATAGTCTTCAACAGATATTTTGCCTAACCCATGTTGCAAATACATCTGCCTTAAAAAAGTTAATTCATCTGACTCTATGCTGTCTTCTGTAATAGGAAACCGTTTCTTCAGTTCCGGCCCCATCAAAACATCTAACATTGCATGTTTTGCTGGTGTGCTTGTAAGCAAAGCAAAAAAATCACCAGCACCTGCAAACAGTGGGCGTGGCCTATCACCTGCTTTCAAATCAGGATGCAGACGGTTTGCTGTCTTTTCTAACAGTGCAACCGTTTCACCAGCTATGTTTTCTTCTGTCGTTTGTGGTTCTGTTGGGTCTAAAAAGGTAGACAACAATGGGTTTGTAATAGCACGCATATAAAAATTAGCGTGCTGATCAAAATTATTTATTATTTGGTCAAGGCTAGGCATGGTGTCACTATGTACAAACTCATTTAATTAATTCAACGCACAAACTTGTATTCAACCCAATAAGGATGCAACCAGCCTAAGTCCTGCAACCCAGCAAAGATTGCTTCATTAATAAATAAAACATCTGCTGCATGTTTAGAATATTTGATGTGTACCTTAATTGTGCAATGCTCTTTATCGCACCGCAATCCACCACCACCAAGAGCGAGCGTGGCTCGTAAATCATCCCTGCGCACTGGCCCTATTGGAACCCTGCCGCCAGAATAATTTTTGACCATGTTCTGTATGCGCTCAGACTTTAGCGGAAAGTCGCTGTCAATCTTGTAAACAGTGTTGGGCTTCTTTGGCACAGCCAACCAAAGCGTTTCTGCTGCTGCTTCTGGTGCGCCTATAACCAGCCCACCCAAAGCCATGGGGATATTGAATAGCCAGATGCCGACTCTATCAACTATATGCAAACTATCCGCGCCGTGGGTGCGGATGCGCTCACCAAGATAGTCTATGCGGAAACAGAACAGTACAAACACTGCGCACAGTGCGATTAATGCTTTCTTCATTGCAACCTCCATTGCATTTATGCTACCGAACCTTTGTGGCAATAATGTGTTGATAGGACAGGTCGAGGGTAGCACGACCAACTTTTTGACCCACCCCACGTCTACGTCAAATCTATACTAACCGATATGTCGCCAGCGTGCAGGTGCATGTGACGCTCTGGGGCCTTGAACCCAGCTCTGTCTAAGATATCCTTGCTCGCTTCTAACTGCACGTACTCACTCTTGGCCCCACGAGCTAACTGCACCAGTCTAGCGGCGGCTATCGTAGCACTCACGCCCATAGTCTCACCAATCCTCTGCATCATATACGCTTGCACATGTGGCAGCCGCAAAGCCTTGCTGGCTGTCACTCTCCCGCTCTCACCAGAAGCATAACCTGCCAAGCCAGCCGCTTCCGTAATGCTACATCCATTTGCTACGAGCGCATCAACCAGCGCGGTCTGCTTGGTGGTTAGCTTCTTCTCACCAGCCGTTACTACAGCACTCATTACCCATCCTTGCGATTCTCATAACCCCCCCTGTAATCCCCCCCTACATACACGCTCCCCAGACGCCTTGTCAACGCACAACATACGCCTGTCACACGCACACTGCCGCGAGCAAGGCGCAGTCCGCACCAGCGACCGTGACCGGCCTTGCTCTCGGTGGCTTGCGCCAGCGAAGCCAGTGTGGTGTGACCGCCCTGTACTTATCAGCAAGAGAACTGCAACACGACAATACATGAATGCACGCAGTGCATCAGTGTTGTCACACTGCTCGCTAGAACCACTACTGGAACCATAGGTTCTATCATTATTAGTGGTTCTAGTGATGCAGACCAACTGGCCGTTGCGTCACTGGCTCTGGTCACAGACCAGTTGCGGATAGTCGGGCTGGTGCTATCGCCATGGGCGATTAGCGCACTAGTAGCCCTGACTATCCGTAGCGTGGCGTAACGGACGTTGCAGTTGGATGTGCGGCGCAAGACGAGCTTGCGAGTCTTCACGCTGATAGGAGAACACACGCCGCACAAGTTACAGCCCAGCATAGCTGGGAATGGCACGCAGTGCCATGCATCTCCCAGATGCAGTAACTGGTGCTAGGCGGCATCGAGCCGCCTGCGAGTGTGTACTCTACACACACACACGATGAGCGAATGTTATCACACAGTTCATGCACCGCATGAACGGTGTGCCAGCACGCCCACTCGGTCAAGAGGTGCGATTCTTGCGCAGACATGCAAATGTCTGCGGTGCGCAAGAATAGCGACACCGCAAGTGCGGTGCTTCGCCTCTTGACTTTCGTGTCGGTCGTGATGGCCTCGATAACATATTCGCACATAGTGTGTATGTGTGACGTAACTGTAGTGCTTTTTATAGGAGATAATTATGGCACAGAAAAAGAAGATGACTGTAACTAAGATCGAAACCCCTGTACGTGATGCTGGACATGCAGAGCATGTCGCAGCAGCGCATGACGCAGTGTTGAACTTGGTGGATATGATGATGACCGATGACTTTGATTCGCGCTTCGCGAATCAGGTATCGGGCGAAGAGAATCCCAAGTTCAACTCGTCAGCGCACTTCACCTTTGGCTCACGTGCCAAGGCATCAGGCGTTGCGCTACGCAAGAAGCGTGACCGCTTCTTCGAACTACAGCATCAGTATGATGCTGAGGTCGAGCGCAACGGCAAAGAGTCTACCAAACTCATCAACCTTGGCGCAAACAAGAACAAGGCAGAAGCAGAGTGGAACACTCTGGATGCCTTGCACCAGATGGATGTTGACTTGTACAACACGATGCACAACGTTGGGACCATAATTGGTCGCAACGGTGCAGAGGCAAGTCAACCTCGCATCTGGAATGATGGGAAGCACACCGAAGACCACGGCGAAGCGTGGTTTGAGAAGGTGTGCGAGCGCATTCTTGAGCGCAAGGTGTTGTCACCGCAGGTAGACACACCGAAGGTTGACCCAGCTGAACTGCTGGCGAAGCTCAAGCGTTCAGCGTAAGGAGCCTAGTATGGAAACCTTTGACGAAGAATACACGCTACGGAGCATGATACTGTACTGGTCACAACAACTTGTACAGGCTGTGCAAGATAAAGATATGTCAACCGCGCTTGACATATCATCCAACACTCTTCCGAAGTGTTGGAAACAATACAAAGAACACCTTGGCGACCTTATGGTAAATGCCAACGATTAGTTTCCTCCCCAACTGGTGGTGGCCTCCTCGGAGGCTGCCACCTTTTTTTGTGCTGCTATAAACCCAGACAAACTTGCGCACACTCCCATCAACTAGATGATAGTTGCGCTAGCGATGGTCAAAATATGGAGACAAAAATGACTATTATTCAAATCAAAGAACACATCCGTGTGAATGTCGAACTGTTGGCAAAAGCGGCCATGTCTGGTGATAATATCACTGCTGGTAAGTATTATGATATTATCACAGAGTTTACACAAGAGCTTAAAGAAAGGCTGTCCAAAATTAAACGCCCTTAAAAAGTTTGATTACTGCACTTGCATAAGTGCAACAAATATGATATTAGTACAGAGTATCTGATGATGGAGGTCAACATGTACGCAGATATTACACAACAGATAATCAAAAAGATAGAGGATGGATGCCCACCGTGGTTGCGTCCATACAACAAATTTGGTGGTGGATTACCACTACGGCACAATGGTGTACCATACAGAGGTATGAACATTATTATGTTGTGGATGTGTGACTACGACAATCCATACTGGATGACTTACAACCAAGCACAACAACTTGGTGGCAACTTAAAAGGCCAAAAGTCACCAACCAAAGTCTTTCACTTTGGCACAGCCAAAGATAAAAACAAAGAAGATAAGTTCTATTCGTATGCCAAAGCATACTCTGTCTTCAATGCATCACAGATAACTGGCTTGCCAGATCATTACTATCCGAAGCAAGAGTTATACAAAAATGTTGATGAGCCAGACCTTTGGATTGACTTACAATTATCAAAAATTCCTGCAACTGTTGTAGAAGAAGAGGGGTGTACTCCTTGCTATCGTCCAGCAACAGATGAAGTACACATGCCGTGGTGGAAAGACTTTTCTGATGGGCTTGCGTACTACAGCACAATGATACATGAGCTTGTTCACTGGACAGGCCACGAATCCAGACTTGACCGCCTTGGTCTGAAGAACAAGAAAGGCTATGCCTTTGAAGAACTTGTTGCAGAGATGGGCGCGTCATTCATGATGGCACAACTCGGGCTGGAACCAACAGCACGAGATGACCATGCACAGTACATCTCATCATGGTTGCAAGCATTGAACAATGATGTGAAGTACGTGTTCGAGGCGGCAAAAGTCGCACAACAAGCTGTGGAACTACTCAACAGTCACACAGCAGAAGATGTAGCTATAGCATAGGAGGTATATGTCATGAGCATCTTTCAAACTAAAGACCCAGTTGTTGAAGAAAATGTTTTACGTCAAAAAGTTGAGCTTGTTCTTAACAGGCAGACTGAAACATTACATCAGCTAACAGCAATAACTAAAGAGTTAGAAACCCTTACCAAAATTGTTGCTCGTTTATCAGCAGACAGGCCAAAGCCACAGATATCTGAACAGCTTGTTTTTGCTGATGGCAAAGAGTCAACGCCAGTTATCAATGCTGTATACATGGCAAGTAAGCGTGACATTGTTCGCATGGAAAAACTGCACACTTTTATGTCTGGCCCACATCCTGTGACCATACATACAATGATGGCAGTATGGTCTTGCTCACAAAAAGCAGCAGAGGCAACACTGTATCGGTTTGAAAAAGATGAGCGTTATCTGGTCTTCAAAACAAAGACCAAAGGACATCCAACACTTTACACAATCAAGGAGGCATCATGACTTTACCAGCACACTTGATTGCACAGCAGGGAATGTTTGATTCCCTGCAAGTGCAGAAGCATCACCAGACAACCATTGATTTGGTGAAGGTTGGCACAGCACTTGGCAACAAGTTATGGCCCAACGAAATCGTGACTGTTGCCGAATGCATCGTCGGCAAAGACACACCAGCATTCAACCATCTCATCAAGCATGCAATGGAAGAATACGAAAGACTAGCAGATGCAGAAATGGAGGTACTCGGAGATGGATACTGCACAAATCAACACGTCGGATGACATGTCATGGGCGAAGGCTCATGGGCTAATACAAACTCTTGTAATCAAAGAGATTGTTGCCCTTGAAAACAAAGCCAAATGGCATGACGAAGAGCATGAAGAGGAAGACTACTCGCATACAGAAGCGGCAAAAATATTCCGCCGTGAAGCAGCAGTCTTACGTGATGCACTATTTGTTTTGGCAAGAGGAGTCTAAAATGATAATTGATGATACAACCACATTGACTACTGTTATCCGTAGAATGATACAGGACGAGATAACAAAAGTGATGGCTGATATGCCAGCCGCTGTAGAAGATAGTATAGCAGCTATATCTCGTGAAGTATCTGAAGCAGTTATGGATGATGATCTTGATGACAAGATTACAGCTTGGATGGACGACAATCTTCATGACAAACTTGAAGACAAGATACGCATTGTCATAGACTAACATACAGCGTCAAGGTGTCTCGAATGCCTTGACGCATTTATGCTACACAGTTATATGTACTAGATGATTACATATTTAGAACAATTAAATAATGCAGCAGCACCAACTGGCATCAAGTTAGTTGAGTTCTTCAAGCAAGCAAAGATACCTACATCAACATACTATCGTGCAATCGGGGGTCAGGATTTACGTCTGTCAACAGCAACAAAGGTTGAAGATGCGATCAACACTTACTCATTACACAAATCCCAGATTGAATACGAATAGCTGGCAGGATTTAGTTGCAACTCTTGTGGCTATTAGAAACAAACGTGGATATAGTCAAGAAGAGTTAGCGCACCGTATTGGATGTGCTGCATCTTTGATACACAAATGGGAACAATACAAAAGAGTTCCGTCAGGATTTATGTTTGTCTGCTGGCTGGATGCGCTCGAAGCGCAAATCGAAATCAAAGAAACTAGAGGATAGTAGGGGAAAACCTGCTGCATGTGAACATTGTGGAAGCACATCACATTGGTTTTCAGTGATGGCAAGTGGTTCAATTTGGTGTGATGATTGCTTGGAGTATTATGGATGGGAACATCTAGCCGCAACAAAGGCAGCTACCACGAACGATGGTGGTGTAACTGGTTCAATGAAAAAGGCTGCCAAGCGAAACGCCAACCGCTATCTGGCGCGTTGGGAGGTGAGTGGAAGTCCGATATCTCTATCACCACCAAAGAAGGACGATTGGTAGCTGAATCGAAGTATCAGGCTACAGGACGTGGCTTCTCATTTCTTACAAAGACACACAAAACACAACCAGCAGACATCTATCTTCTTAAACAGAAGACAGGGCCAAACTTTATATGCATTGAAGTAAACAACCCTTTGGCTGAAAAGATAGCGCGATGGCTAGCTGGAGGTGACTAACCATCGCGCCGCGCATTTTGGAGGTCTGACTGCGCATGACACAGAATACTTTTATTGTTGATACTGTCAAGGCACACTGCTAGACTAATCAATACGGAGGTCAATATGAAACAGCGTGATCCAAACTACAGGTTGCCGCGCAATCAGGTTATACCTGACAAGCGACAGTCTATCATTGAAAGCATGCATGAACAGGAGGTTTTAGATGCAAGCATTGACAACAGAAATCAAGGCCAAAGCACTGGCTCGTCTAACAGACGCAGCTACCAAGCCAATGCTAGTGACGAGCATGATAGAAGATGGCGTGAGTTCATTAGTTCCATTGGAAACTAAACTGAACAAACATTACGAGCTTGTCTTCTATCGAATTGATCGTGACGCCCCACTACATAGATTGCATGAAGCATATGAGATGGTGCAGAAAGCCTTAGTTCCTTTGCCTGTCAAAGATATTGAAGAGCGTATCACTATGCTTTGTGCGTTGATTACTTTGGCAAAAGACTTCAGCCCAAAGGTGCTTGACATGAAGCGCAAGGCTCTTGCATCGAAGCTGGCAGAGTATCCTGCTGACATTGTGATTGATGCATTTGGTTACATCGAGCGCAATGTCAGGTTTTTTCCAACATTAGCAGAGTTTATCAACGAAGCTGGCATTGGCTGGAAGTCCAAGCCACGGTTCATGTTGCGTGATGAGTTGCAGAAATGCATTGATTACCAAGAAGCTGTATGATATAAAGAAATAGATGGAGGTCTATCATGGAAAGAAAAGGTTTTATCGGCGGGTCCGATATGTATTCAATCGTGCGTGGCGATTGGAATACGCTATGGCATGTCAAAACTGGACGCGCTCAACCAGACAATCTGAGCGATGAGTTCAATGTACAGCTTGGTATTCGTACAGAATCATTCAATATGGAATGGCTTGCCAAGCGTACTGGCTGGGATGTAATGCCAAGCCCAGACATCATACGCAAAAAAATATCTGGCGTTCCCTATCAAGCAAGAGCAGATGGCATAGCTTACGACAAAAATGGCGTAGCTATGATTGTCGAGTGTAAACACACAGCAAGCTATCGCAACATGTCTGATATGTTGGAAGCATATCTACCACAGGTACACCTATACATGCGTGTGCATGAGCTGCAGAAAGCTGTGTTTTCTGTCATCTTTGGTAATGTATGGGAATATTGCATAGTAGACTTTGAAGAAGACTATTGGAAAAATGTCAGCACACAAGCCTATCAATTCTGGCAAATGGTGGAGTCTGACGTTGAGCCAGTACAAAATGTTGCTAACAAAATTGATTGGTCAAACGTCAAGATTGATGGCCTTGTCAGTCGTGATGCAAGCAAAGACAATCAATTCATGGATGCTGTTCACAGATTTGTGGACAGTTCACAAACAGCTAAAGAACATGAGGCTGTCAAAAAAGAATTACGGTCAATGGTAAAAGACACAGAACGTGAGGTCTACTGTGATCTATTGACCATCAAGCGTGACAAGCGTGGTGCTTGTCGTATTACAATCAACTCTGACTAGGAGGTAACAATGGCAGAGAAAAAACAAACCATCGCTGATGCATTTATTGCATGGCATGCAGAAGAAGTAAAAGCCAGCAAAGATGGCAAGAACCCACACTTTCGCTCAACATATTCTACGTTGGAAGAAGTGATTGCTGCTTGCCGCAAAGCAGGTCAGCATGGCCTGACATTTACACAGCTAATCGACATGGATGATACTGGTCGCATGTTTGTCAAGACTATTGTCATGCACGTCAATGGCGAAGTCTTGACAAGCCGCACGCCCATCGTGTCATCAGATCTATCCAATCCACAGAAGATGGGGTCAGGCATTACCTATGCCAAACGCTATGGTTTGCAAGCTGCATTTGGTTTGCCGTCAGAAGATGATGACGGAAATAAAGCAGCAGAACCAAAGACTTACAAAGAACCAATGCCACACAACACACCAAAAGAAGAACCATCAGAATACTAGGAGCGATACATGGATAACAAACTTAGCCCAAATAAAGGCAGGGTTTTTCCCATTACAGAAAAAGATGAGCAATACATTGGCAAGCCTATCTTGTCAGGCAAACTCAACATTGAATACTGGGCAAAGCACATTGATGATGCATACGAGCCACGCTGTGTGCTGTTCAAAAAAGAGATAAACGGACAGCGCAAACTAGCTGTCTTTATCGAAGTTGGCTTGATGCATGATAACGGTGCTGATGTACCAGAAGGCAAGCCAAACTATGGCGGCAAGATTGGACAGCAAAACATATCTGCCTACAAAAACAAATCACAGAATGGCTCAGACTACATGGGGCTTAGTGTCTACACACCAAACACAGACACACAGCCAACAGAAAACAAACAAGTCATCCAGCCAGCAACAGTTGATGGAGGAACAATAGATGACGACATCCCATTCTAATCGCACAACGACAGCCAACCCATACAACGCAACGCCCTACAAAGTGGGCGTTGTTGTTGAACATTTTGTTGAGTTTTGCTTTGCTGCCCAAAATACAGCAGAAGCAAAACTCATAGCAGAAAACAAACTACGAAAGTTTAAAAATCCAGCACAATTACAAAGAGCAGTAATAGGTGATATACATTTTATTCAAGTAGAAGAGATTTAATGACGCAAAAAATCTACACTGTTGAACTTACACAAAAACAAGCAAAGCTATTACTGCAACTTACTAAACATCCTGCATTAGCAAAAACAATAGAAGCTAAATACGTTGTAAACCTACAATCTATTTGCAGAAAGATACGAGAAAAAAAATGAATCGTGCAGATATATTATCTAAAGCACATGATGCTGTACAATCAAGAGGCACAGACTACGGCTCACCAGCAGAAAACTTTGAACGCATTGCAGCAATCTGGTCAGCGTATGCAGACACAGAATTTAGTGTAGAGGATGTTGGCATTATGATGATGATAGTAAAGATATCACGTCTAATGGAAACACCAGCACACGAAGATAGCTGGGTTGACTTAGCTGGCTATGCGGCTATCACCGCCGAAGCGATAGCAGATAGTCAAGATAATCCGCCCCTGCTTGCGGATCAACAAAGCAATGAACCCAGTTTGTAGGTGAATCAGATTGAGGGTCTATCAACTGAAAGATAGCTTGTCCAAAGTTTTGTTGATCAAAACCTTTGACCATAGCGTAAGTGTCATGGAATTTATAACCACGACATCTGGCAAGCCACGCTGTACTTTTATTTTCCACGTCTTCAATCTGAGCCAAGCCCCAGTTGTGCCTGTGTCCACTTATGTACAACTCAGCATGGTTTTTAAACCTAGCCATTTTGTTTTGGGCGTGAAGAGAATTCCATTGGCTATGGCCCGACATGTCGTGAGCCGCGTGTATGCGGCACTGCCGTCCATTTGGAAATCGAAGGTTGACTCTAGCCTCCCAGTCTTCACGAATGGTGTGACCACTAGCTATCCATTTCAACGGATCGCCAGCACCAGACCACATGTCATGGTTGCCGCCAATGAGAATAAGCGGATTCATCTCGCCTATCAACCATTCAACTAACTTCCAAGCTGTTTTGTGAGATGTGTCCTGTTCGCCGTACAATCGCCCCAGACGTCCAACCCAGTTATTCTGGTAGTCGCCTACCGAACAGCCATAGATATGCGTGTGTGAGGCTATTATGGACAAATGATGGCGTAATGAATCCCAATCGCAATAATTATCGTCAATGTGTGGGTCGCCTAGCCATAACAATCCAATAGGATCATCTGACTGCATGTCTACATTATACCATTTTGTTGCGTCTTTATGCGCCTTGCGCTTTTGAAAACGCAAATGAAGATGATTAACTATATCTTCAACAGGTAAATCATCTTCTGGTATTTCTGGTAAAATATATGATTTTTGTTTTGACTTTTGCAGCTCTCGATAGAACTTGCTTTTTGACATTCCTAAAGCATCTGCTGCTTTTTCTATTGTGCCAAATTCTTTGTACGCTTCTTCAATGTTATGTTTGCCCATTACATTCTAACATCATGTCACGTAAATGTTTACCACGATGTCCTACCTGATTAAACCAAAGAGAGTCTTCCATTTCATGTGCAGCTTTATCCCACATGCGGTCTTCTAATGCAGATATAAATTTTTTGAATTGAGAAAACCGAGGCCAGCCCATATTAAATACCATTGATGCAATAACCATTTGCGCTGGCTCTGGCAAATCACGCCACCAATCCATACGCTCATCAAGTTCTGTAAACACAATCTTTATATCATCATCCAGTATAATCTTCGCAGCTTCTGCTGATATTGGCATCATCATGTTGTGACCATAACCAATAGTCGGTACGCCAACTGTGTCATGATACATTTCTAAGCGCAGCCCCTCATGCTGGGCGACAAGTTCTGTAAATTTTGCTATGTTCATTTTTTAAACATCTTTGTTAACTGCTGTACACCAAAAGACGCAGCAAATACTACGCCGACGGCAGTCTTATAAAAATCTGGCATTGTGTCAAGCGCAGCAAAACCACGCTCAACAATGTCTTCATTACCAGTAAAAGCTAATATCAATGGAATGCTTACAAGAATTGTTAGCCACTCGTCTTTCCACGAAGATGATGAGTTCTTTGCTTGTTCAAGATTCCATTCTTGTTCACCAGCAGCAACACGCTTAGCGACAGCAGCTTTGGCTTTTTGCGTTTCTACTTTAGACTCAACCCATGAACCAGCGATGTTAGCTATCGGTGCTATTAATGCTTGCAACATATTACTTATCCCAATACAAACGCCAAAGTTTCCAACCAACATAAATAATTGACATTACACCAAGCACAAGCGTTACCCACATATTCAAAGTAGGCAACCACAATGGCGCAGATATACCACCTGTTGCTATGATAAAATCATCTGGTTTCATTACTCAGTCTCTGTTGATTCTGCTTCTTCTATTGGTAACGATGGCATAGCATCAACGGTTTTTTTATAATTAGTCTTAACGGTATCAGTCCAAACAGCAGCAGCAATGGCTTGAACCTCTGTGCTTTCAGATGAAGTATCATAGTCTAACCAAGTGTCACCTTCTTTGCGGCAACACTGTATAACCCTGCGATGAAACTTACGGCTTAGTTCTACACCATCTTCAGATATGACCGTGGCTTCTCTTATTTGAATAGCTTTATAATCGCCAATCACTTCAATTTTATCTTCAACGATTTTTTTAGTTAGTGCCATAAGTTAAGCTCCTTAATTAATCTGTTGTATATGTAAATGTAAATATAATTTGTGCATTTCCTTGAATACCAACATTAGCCCACGATTTACTAGGACCAGTTGCATAAAAGAAAAGATAATTATTACTAGAATAAGCAGGGTAATACAAACAAACATCTGTATATCCTGAGCCTAAACTAAAATTACTATGCATTGTGCTTACAGCAGCTAAACCTTCGTAATTTGTACCAGTTTCAGAAGTAATAAAAGGTATATTGTATATTACTAAATTGCCTGTACCATTAAGATTAGACCAATTCACATAACCAATTACTGTTACTAAATTTCCTACTTTAGTGTATCTAGCTGCTTGAGTAGAATAAGAAGCAGTACCAGTGGTTGTTGAACCTCCAATAACAGGCGTCCAAGTGCCTGTCTCATAATCATCAAACAATTCACCTACCATTGATGCGCCTGTTACGCCAGTATTAGACGTTGCGCTAAAGTTAATCCCTTGCCCACTAGGAAGAGTAAGACCGGCATCTGCTGTAATTGCACCTGTAGAATCTAGTGTTCCAGCAATGTCAATGTTAGTATCTAACTTTGCAGATGTTACAGCATCATTAGCAATAGATGCACTAACAACAGCATTATCTGCAATGGCTGCTGCAACAACAGCATCATCAGCAATTTTAGCTGAAGTAATAGCGTCATCTGCAAGTTTAGCTGTGGTAATACTGCCATCAGCAGGAACAGCATTACCTAACGAGCCAGAGGGTATGGCAAAGTTACCACTAATTACATCTGCAAAGTCTCTTGCTCTAGTCATTATTCGCCACCCTTTTCTGGTTCTTCAGCAGGAGGTCTTACTGCTGCTGTTCTTGTTTGCCCAGCACTTAAAAATGACGGTGTTCCAGTGCCTGTCTTTAAATGAGGTGGAGTTATAGCAAACACCGCGTCATCCAAATCGACCTCTGTCATATCCGCATTCAATTCCAAAAATGTCCATGTGCCATCACTAAATTGAATCTTAGCTACATTGTTATTAATTTCTGCTACTGTGTACTGCATTATGCTGTACCCCCTTGTACCGTTCCTGATTGCGTAAGCGTTACAAAACTAACGCCACGAATATAATTACCAGCCGCACCACCAGCTACACCATTAGTGCGATTTCCATTTACACCTGTAGAACCAGCAGAACCAAAGCTTGCACCAGAACCACCTGTGCCAGCGTTAGTTCCACCCCCAACACCTGACCCTGCTGACTGATTATACCCTTGACCTACGCCACCAGAACCACCGTTTGTATTTGTGGTGCTATATATTGTTCTTGAAATCTGGTGCGTATAAGATTCATAAGTGTCGTCATAACTTTGCTGCGATCCATAGCTGTACACAGTAGTTCCTAAGTTTGCGGTTTGACCTACATAACTATTAGCCCAGAACATTCCTCGATTTTGCCCATATTTTCTTAAAAACACATACCTTGTTCCATAAGGCCACGAATAGTATGGCCCTGAGGTAGATGAAGTTTGATATGAACCACCTCCACCAGTGCCGCCACCGCCACCACCAGCCCTAATAGTACCGTTGTTTACTAATGTACAAGCTACAGCAGCTTCAAAAGCATCACCGCCAGCCGCACCAGCAGCACCACCTGCACCAGATAGTGTGCCATTGTTTGTAACAACAATAGTTCCAGAACCGCCTGACGGTATTTCTAATGCTTCTTCAGAAGTGCTTGTTGCGCCAAGCTCCACACCAGAATCAATAACAATTTCTTTGCGATAATCAACGGCGTAATCATCACCAAATAAAGTTGCTGCACTTTGATTGGTTGCGCCTGATGTAAAAGTAAATCTAAATCCTTTAGCCTGACTTCTGAAGTTTGCAATGTTAATTGTACCGCTAGTAGGCACAGATGCAGCAAGATTTACGCCAGTGTTGTTAGCTGCCTTTGCTCTAATGTTTGAACCACCACGATACAAATCTGAATAAGAAATAGCAGCAGAGCCACCTACAAACTCAGTTCGTAAGTCAGAAAAACTAACTGCTCCTGATGCTGCAATAGCCATTATATAGTTCCAAAACCAGTAACATCATCAACAGATACAATCTCACCATCTGATGCAAATTTAATTTTTGCAGTACCGTTGTATTTAAATAAGAGATTGTCGCCACTTAATTCTATTGTCCATTTGCTTGAACCAAACTGGATAGCCTGTCCATTGGTGTCCAGCGTACCTCCAAGCTGGGGACTCGTATCGCTTACTAAATCACTAGATATTGTGGTTGGCTCAAAATCTGATGTTGAGCTATTAAATGCCAACACCTGACCGTTTGATACGCCCCCTGTATTAACATCATTTGCGTCATTGATGCTAAAGTTGGAAACATTAAATGTGCCAAATGCAACAAGAGATACCGTATCGTTTGTTTGTGCAGCAGAACCAAGCGTTACGCTTGTGCCGTTTGTTGCTGTAAAATCTGCTGGTTGCAGCTTAACACCATTAAGATATACATCTACAAACCCAGCATCATAAGTAATTGGGAATATAGTAGTTGAACCATTATAAGCACCAGATGCAGTGCCTACTACAAAATCTGCACGATTAGATGTGCCATTTACAGATGAACCAGCGTTAGCAAAGCCAGAACTGCCATAAACCTTCATTATATTATTTGTTGTATCAAACCACAAATCACCAGCATCAAGACTTGTTGTTGGCGCATTAGCTGATACACGATAACGCTCACCAAAATTATTTACGCTAGTAATATTAGAAGCTACATTATTTACATTTGCTATAGAACCGCCAACAAGATTGACGTTAGATATAGAGCCACCAACATTATTTACATTAGTTTGATTGTTTGCGACTGCTGCTACTTCAGTATCTATGCCAGCCACTGTAGTCACATTGGCTTGTATCCCAGCTACAGTAGTTATATTACCTTGAATACCAGCAACTGTGTTAATATTAGTAATACTACCAGCAACAAGAGATATGTTGCTATCCTTGACTGTAATGGTATTGCCCATGCCATTGCCATGAACAGTACAATAATATCTCATAGACGCTGGAGCATTAGATGGAACTTCAAATGTAACTTTTGCACCAGCTTGACCAGCCGTACCTGTTGTTGTTACACCTGTCGTCCATGAGTTACCAGAACCATCTTTAAATGCAAGAGGATGACCAGCTACACTAGAGTCTGACACATCAAATATATATGTGTTGCCTCTAAACATTTCGATTGCTGGATTGTTTACACCATCAAGAACAAATACATTTCCAGTGCCAGGATTTGCAACAGTTACTGTATATGTTTTTTCAAGAGAGTCAGCTAAAGATGTAATATCTGTAGATATAGCTGCAAGTGTATTTAAATCTGCAACGGCAGCAGTTGTGCCAAGTATAGCTACATTACTTGCAACACCAGAAACATTAGCTAAATGAGTAGTATTGATTCCAGCTACTGTAGTGACATTAGCCTGTATCCCAGCGACTGTTGTTACATCTGCTTGTATGCCAGCAACAGTTGTAACGTTGGCTTGTATTCCAGCTACAGTAGTTATATTAGAAGCAATGCCAGCTACTGTTGGCAAACTCGAAACTACACCAGCCACTGTTGGCACACTTGAAGCTACACCAGCAACAGACGTAACATTTGCAGCAATGCCAGCAACAGTATCAATATCTGTAGATATAGATGCGACAGTATTTACATTGCCTGTTTGTGGGCCAGCTTCAACAGCACCTGTTGTTGAGTTAAAAGCAAGCACCGTACCTTTGCGTGTATCTACAGCAGGTAATGTAAGGGTAGCATCAGCATCAAAATCTGTAAGACGAAGTGACCTGTCAATATCATCTTTAAGGTCAGCTTGGATAGCTATAATTTTATCAAGTCCAGTATTGAGTGAGGCAATGTCAAAAGGGCCAGCAGAAGGGAAATCAGTTGTTCGTTCAATAGGGAGAGAGCGACTGATAATAATTTTGATATCAGCACCAGAAGCTGTTGGCACATTTCCAGTAGTAAAGTGAATGAAGCCTGTTTGTCCTGATACATGCGCTATCCTATTGTTAGCATCATTATTGCTTGCGGTACGATAATGAACATTTAATGTTTTTTTAACGCCATCTTGATAAACATTTAAATCAGTATCAGAAAAAAACTCAAACGGAACTGTAAACACAGTTTGATTATTACCATCAGTAACCGTGTATTCTACTCTTGGATCATTATCTGCTAGATTAATAGTCATTCTAGTCCCCTATCATACAAACTATAATAGCTCTACGCACATTTAATAACGTCCTGTACCAATCATTAACTCACGCATATCGTTTTTTATCGGAAGAACACCAAGAAACGGTGCAGAATAAAACGCACCTTGCGCAGCATCATTGTAATTACCATTCAAAAAGTCATTTGCTATTCGATAATAATCTAAAGCAAGCCCAACAGGTGCGCCAAATGGCTCTGTCAAACTATCAGCTAAACGCTCATCAGGATCAGGAGATACAAACTTTGGCGGTATTACAAAATCTTCTGGATTGTCGGATATACCAGCAGCAACGCTCAATCCCATATAACCAAGCTCTCCATAAAAACCAACAAGGCCAGAATGGTCTATAAGTCGAGCCATCATTTCTGGTGAATCTGCCCAGTTTTCTTTTGCTCTTCTCCACCAAAATTTGTCTTTAATGTTAAGAGAAAGATAGCTTAAACCAATTAAAGCAATAGCACCCTGTAACCTAAACCTACGGTCAGGATCTACAACAGCAGACATTATTTTGTTGTTTGCGCCAAAAATAAAATTCATAAATGTAAACGGTAACGACATTGTGCCAGATTCCATGCGAACCATCTTAACACCATCAGACGACGCACGCTCATCAATCTCGTACAGTTTAGGAAACTTCTTTCGCATGGCTTGTGTGTATGCATTGTCCTTTATATAAGCAACGCCATCCATAATAAGCGGTCTATCAAATGCTTGCCCCATAACAACAGCATTATCTGCATGTGCGGCTGTTGCAGCTTGATAGCGGCGCAGCATGTCACGCTCTCTAGCTGTAGATGAAGGCCAAGCATCTGTATTGGCTAACAAAAAGTCATCACCTTCAGCGTTCTGTGTTGGCATGTCATTAACATAGTTAGCTAGGTCTTCATCAAAACCATATCTAAATAAATATTCTTTATCTCTTGCGTTTATTGTGCCATCAGCAAGTTGCTTAGATAGACGAATAAATTTATCATTTACAAGTATTTGGTCTAAAACCTTAAGAGCAGTTGTAATCGGGCCAAGAAAGTTGGCTGTATAAAAGAAACGATTGCCAATCTCTTGCGTTCTTTCTATGCGTGTTGCCTGTACACGTTTTACACTGTCGCCTAGCAACTTACGCATAACAACATTACGAGCCATATCTAAAGCAACACCAGCATTTCTTGCTTCTTTAAATACTTGCCCTCGTGTAGTTGAGTCAAGAGCAGCCCATGATGCACGCAACACATCTTTCATGCCGTGAGACAATACAATAGTACCTAAGTCAGCTATTGCATTAATACCTGCTTCACCAAGATATGTTACACCAGCCCAGAACTGAGCAAACTTTGATGATGCATTATCAAACCTATCAGGATTGCGAACAAGAGAACCCATAACTCTATCATATTCACCAGTAAATGCTGCACGTACATCAGCTATTTGCTCTTCAGTATTGCCATTACGCCGCATTTCTTTTGCTATATCGCTAAGAACTTCATCTACATCACGTCCTTCATAAGCACGATGAAACTCTATCTTACGACCAGCACGTTCTGCATAAGTGTAAAAGACATCCATGTTTTTAATCATGAAATCATTAATCATCCACTCATCTATATCTGTCTTACGCTTACGCAAATGCTTAGAATTACCAGCAACACCAGTAGGACGAGCATCTTCCATATCGTCAGCAGACTCTTCCATAATTCTTTTTAATGTTTTTTCTGCGCTAGCTCGTGGTAAAGGTACGCCCTTTTTTTCATAATGATCTGCAAAGATTTTTGTTAAGGCTTCTCTATCTTCTTTACCTTTTAGTTTTAACTTGTCGTAATAAATAGAAAACACATAATTTTTGCGTGTAGGGCTATCAAGCAAGTCTTCTAGTTTGCTAATACGGACATCAATATCGTCCATTTCATCGCCAAGAGTTGCTAGTTTACTCGCTTGATTCTTAGATTGACTACCGCGTGCTTTCACATTGTCTTCAATGTCTGCAACAAGTTGAGCTTTTTTAGCCTTAGCTGCTTGTAGTCTAGTGACCTCTGTATTAATTCTTGCATCATCCATAAGCAAACCAACATCACGAAAGTCTGCATCAAACTTTTGATAAAAATCTCTAATAAGAGTTGCTGCTTGCTTCTGTTGATTGTCCATAGCATCAGCACCAAAACGTGGCGTAGGTGCAGTAGAATCAATATGCTTGGTTATTGTATCTTCAATCCAGTTATCAAAGTCTTTATTAAACGGATTAAAGTCTGCTGCGTATGCACCAAAAACTTGTCTTGCTTTCTTGCGTCTACCATTAGTAATAGATTGTATATGCAAGTCACGAAGACGCTCTTCTAACTGACGAGCAATACCAGTATATACAAATGAGCGTTGATACACAGATTGTGTGCCACCTTCAGTTCCCTGCCCACGTAAGCCAATAGAAGAGTTATAAGCAAGTTTAGTTAGTTTTTCTTTAATGCCAGCACCTAACCACTTCTTGCTAAGAAGACGCTGTATAGGTGAGCCAAAAGGATTAACTGACTTTGGATTGTATTTATCTTCTGGATTAATTTTGAGTTCACCAGTTTCAGAATCAACAAATTGTGCTGGTCTTTCGCCTTTTGCATGTTGCCCTGACTTGCGTACAGTAGAACGCAAAAATGGCATAATGTGTGGCGCACCTTTGATAACTGGCCCTAATGCTGCTGACAATGCTGTTGTTGCACCAATATTCCATGCAGCTTCCCATTCTTCATCAGCTACAGCAAATGGCGCACGTCTTGCTTCTGATGCAACGCCATAAGCAAAACCAGCAGCACCTAACCTACCAGCAGCAGACAAAGCTGTTGCACCAAGACGAGTTACATTTAGCATAGGAACAAAAGCAGTGAAGAAAAGTGGGTCAGCAAAACCAGAAGCAAGACTAGCTGTAAATGCACCACGTTCTAGATTGCTACGTCTATCCAAAACATTCTGCACTCTTTGTTCTAAGAACCGCAGATGCTCTAAATCTTTTGCTCTTGCTAAATCATCAAAGTATGGCAGGTATTTATCTTGCACATGATCTTCAATATTAAATGATGGGTCAAAACCTCTTTGCCCAAAACGATATTCTTCTTGCACAGTTTCAATAAGCGGCATGTTATTATAAGCAACGCCAGAAGAGAATGTCTGCCACCAAGTAGGCGTTGTCTCATAACGCATTTCGTTTGGAACAGGTATAAGAAAGTCTTTGCGTGTAGGTTCAAGTTCAATCATGGAACCATCACATTCGGTGTTACTCCACCAGTGCCTTGCTGTGATTGCTGATACCTGTCAGCAGCAGCACGCAAATCTGTAATGTGGTCATTTTGTGACTTTTGATAAGCAAGCTCTATAGCCCTAGAAACAGACATACCACCAACAACAAGTGGTCTATTGTTACGCATAACAGGAGTACCATCTGTCTTAACAACATAATAATATGGCATCTGTGTACCGCCTCGTGGGTCTGGAATTAACTTTACGCGACCACTGGCTAGTGTCAGCGATGGATCAATAGCATTTAGTGCCATGTCAACATGCATCTCAAAAGTAGGATAGTATGAGCCATATCTTGCTTCTGGCGAATAACGTGATGTTGCATCAGCATCGCCAGTTGGTGAATAGATATGTTTTGATTTAGCAAATATCTTATTCTTTGATTGATTTAAAATATCTTTTGTCTTCGCTGAACCGTGTGTGTAAAGCAAAACAGGAATCAAATCTTGGAAGAAAGCTATCTCTTCTCCTGATTTTGCTCCTGTTTTATTCATAAACGTGTCCATAGTATCACTACCCATAATGCGCTTTACCGCATCACCACGTTCATTAGAAGACATGCGCATAAACTCTGCACGTTTAGTAGCAAAAGTATTTAAATCCATTGATTGCAATGAACCTGAATAGGTACGCAATGCCTCCATCTTAACAATGGTTTGATCGTCAAGACCGCGTGATGTAAACACACCATTTTGGAATGTCATGTTTTCGTACAAGCTAAGAAGCTGACCCGCTTTACCTGATGCAATAGCCATATCATATAAAGCATCATCTTCAAATATATCACGCAACGGCTTTGGCAAAGGCGAATTGCTCATTGCAAGCTGTTCTAAAAGTGTAGTCTTGTTATCAAAAAAGTTAAGCTCAGTGCCAAGTTTATTGACAATATCCGCACCACTCTTGATGCCTTGCTCTTGTAACAACTGTTCTGAACGAGCAGTAGATAAAACACCACCTTCTTGAAAATGGTTGAGCGACACAGCATTTTGGAAACGTGTCTTGTTAGTGTTGAATATTTTTTCTCTGTCATTTGCGTATGTACGCAACTCAGTTTTTAACTTGCTTCGTACAGCAGCCATATCGGGATTAGAAGCAAGGCTTTGCGTAAATCCAATTTGTTCTAGTTTTTGTCTAGTGTCAGCAGGTAAATCTTGCATTGTTTCTGGTGATTCAAGAACAGATAACATACTGCGCAAAAGGTCTTGCTCTTGATTATAGTCAGAGTATGGATTCAAACTAACCATATAATCAGCAGCAACTTTGCTAGCAATGTTTTTTATTCTGCCACCATGATATGCAAGTTTAACTGCATTACGCAGTTCTGTTTGCTTGCCTAGCTCAAGTCTATTGCCATGCAAATCAATAAATTCATTTATGCTTGCTTCAATTCTTTCACGAACAACGTCAAGGTTTGTTGTTGTTGCTGGGCCTCCTATTTCAGAACCCCCTACAACTACTTCTTGTGACCCAGCATCTGATGCTGCGAGCGCAGACATATATGCTATAGCCTCATCAAGCTCTGATGCTTTGTTTTTAAAATCTTTCTTCATAGCTGTATCGTATGCTTTGACACGAATATCAGTTAAGTGTTCAGCTATAGTTGGAGCAGATATTTCTTCTATATATGCTTTATATCTTGGATTAAGCTCAGTTGTTTTCTTAACCCAACCTTCCATATCAACATCAAATTGATCTGCTGTAGCAGGGCTACCATCTTCACGTACTCTTGCTTGTTTTGCCTTACTTAATAAATCAAGTTTAATTGCTGTTTGATATTTAGAATCTACAAGACTTTTTGCTGTGCGCTTTGCAACAGGAGACATTGCATCTGGAATAGGTTTGTATTCAACAATGCCATCTTCATTACGTGTTTGTAACTGTACTGCATACTCACGACCAACCTCTTGCTGTTCAGCCACAGCAAGTTTATATCCCTGTTCTGCAAGATTATACCCAGTTTGTTGTAAGGATTGCGCTGCTCTAGCACCAGCCATACTTGGTTGCACAATACCAATGGGCGATACAAGAGGTGTTTGTACTTGGAACTTTTTAATAGCCATTAGTCAATAGTCCCTGTAGGTGTAATCTGATACATTTTTGTGCCAGCATTAAGAAAGTTTTGCATTGTTTTGTTTCTAGCAGCACGCCTTGCTGCATCTCTATCCATACGTGCTTGATCTGCCGCCATAGCAAATCTTGCTTGTTGACCAAGCGACCTAATTCTGGAAGCGTCTATACCCATTCTTGCTTTGTCTTCTGCGCTTTTCTTTATTGCTTTTATAGAACGATCTTGTCTTGCTGTTGTAAGGGTTACAGATTGTTCATATTCGTTAAAAGCTGCAACCCTTGCATTATGATCTTGTAACGCACCAAGTTGTGAGCGTTTCATTTCTTCATAGTTTTGGCGTTCACGAGAATTAGCTGAACCTATAAGAGCAGCTTTTTCATCTTGTATTCCTTGCTGGGTAAGCAAGAAACCTATTCCAAGTAAAACAGGATCCATTAGAATGCCACCTCAATAACCATACCATTGATTTGCAAATCCAACGGTGCTGACTGTGATATAGTTACTCGTGGGTCTTTACTAAAACCCAACGGTCTAAACTCTTCTTTGCCTGTTTGTTTAACACGCGGCTGTGAAGGGTCAAAGTTTACATTACGAATAATCATATCAGTTCCATTAACAGAAACAGATAACGTGTCGTTAAGGTCAAGGTCAACTAAAGAAAGTCTACGTGGCCTTGCAGTCAAAGGCCCACCCTGCACACCAGCGTCAATAGGAAGTGTCTTTAATTCTGGTGTAAATTTATACCCTGCTTCTACACTTGATGCGGTAGAGTCTACAGAAGACACGTCTATTTTTTGAAAAGGTGGGCTACCAGATGCAGTAAAGTTACCTAAATACTCTGTCCCATCAACAACATCTAATTGTGCGCCATGCACCCAAACAGCAGAAACATTAAACTCACCATTAGAACCAGTATAAATTTTACTGCAATCTAATTGAAAATCTGTATCAAACTGTTCTAAAAACAATTTTGTTGACCCACTCCCATCATTTCTTGCAACAACAGCAAATAAATTATTATCTGTAGAACCAACAGAAATATAAGAACCATTAGTTGTCCAATTCATCCAACCTAATTTTTTTTCATTACGAATATGATAGAACACGGATATGTTGCCATCACCGTTCAAAAAGAACCCATAAGCACCAGACCTGTTTAACGAGCCTTTAACCACAGCTAGTTGCTTAGGATTGTTTATGAGGTGGGAAGATAGCAAAGACACCTGTGCGCCAACGTAGGCCCCTTCAGAGTCGGTAAACACAAACTCTCTTACAGCAGTGCCAGTTGACTGCACAAACAATGTTGCACCATCAATAGATTGCGGTCTAACAAAACCAGTACCGAATGGAGTCTGCGCAGATATTTTTGCATTAGCTGGCGTTAATGGCTGTGTTGTAGAACTTGGCAAAAAGAACTCGCCCTGTGATGCAAATACTTGCAAGTCTCTATTTGATACAAGATGGCGAATGCGATTCGTAACACCAGCAGCAACATCCAAATCTATAGCATCTGTATCCTCGCCCTTGCCAACATCAAAGTTAAAATACTCTGCTGTTTTAGAACTCCATATACCATCAGGTTGACTATCAGTACCACCAAACCAAAGACGATTTTCATGAAAAGTTATAGCAGATGGAAAACCCCGAAATGTAGAGTATGATTGTTCAAACCATTCTGTTGTGGCTGCTGTTGATTCTATTGTAACAGAACCGCCACCAATATCTTCTAAAGTGGCATTAGCACCAGCAGCAACCTCATATTTATTTTCATCAATAATGCGAGATATTGTTCTTGTACCATTTATATTTGATGCTGATATGCCACCTACACCACCAGCATTTGCAATAGTAACAGAAGCACCAGACGCAAGACCATGATTTACATGTGCAATTTCTATTGCAGAAACATCTTTCTTAGTTTTAATTGCATCAATATCTAATTGTTTTTTTATTGTACCCTTAATGTTACCGGTTACATTCTGAGCATCTGTAAAAGCAGTAATAACAACTTCTGTTTCACCAATTAATAATCTTGTGCCAACCATTGCACTATCAAAGTAATCAGCACTTGTTGTAAATGTTCGACTGTTGCCAGATGTATGAGATGGTGTAATGGTTACACCAGCACTTTGAAAGTTATAATATGGCTGAAAAGTTTTGTTACCATCTAATGATGTTTCAAAAGCATACTGTTGACGTACAAACGTATTCAAACCTGTGCGTTTTAAAATGACAGGAAAGAAATCAGAATGGCAAAGAAACATAAAATCGCCAGACTGAGCAAATGTAATTTGCGGTATACGTGCGCTTGTAACTTCAGCAAATGCAACAGTTGTGCTTAATGAAACAGCCCCTGTTGTAGGATTTATAAAAAAACAATCTATGTTACCATTGCGAAACGCAATAATATATTTCTCATCATCAGAAAAAACGAATGGCTCTATCCTAATCTGTTGTGTTAAGACAGAGCTGTAACTATCTGTAAACTTATGAATAAACTTCGATCCGGGCCTTTTTATAACACCGCCTTCAGCACGTATAAAGAAGTTAGTCACCTTTTCGGCAGCATTTTGATAGACTTGCGAGTCAGTCCTTGAAGTTAAAGAAGGACTAATTTCACCAAAAGAAAAGTTGTTTAAAGGTACACGAATGCGTGCCATTAACTTCTCCTTTCAGTAATGAACCTCGATGTAGTCAGCTTACGTGTTGTTTGTTGTTGTGCATCAAGTGTCTTTGCTTGTTGCATTAACAGTTGCGCTTTACGTTCCATCATTTGGGCCATTTGCTCATCTCTGGCAATAGCCAATGCAAAACTTGAAGCCAATGTATATTGTACAGCTAATGTAAAATAACTTGGAAAATCTGTTTCCAAAGCACGAAAAGTATAATCAATAACTAAAGTTGAAGTGCTGGATTCATTGCAAAATATTAAATCACCATAAATTGTATAAGCAATTAATTGATCATCAATAGTTACGGCATGCACCATAAGATTATCTGCCGGTATTTGATATGCTGCATCAAAACGTCCAGTAGGAGTGTTAGTTAATCTATTTAGTTCAGCTTGATTAGTTGCAAAACGCCAGCGTGTTGTACACAACGCTGTGCGTATCGTATCCTCATAAATATTGTCCGCAACCAATGCTTCTGTACTGTCTGCAGAAAACGAAGTAATAGGATTCGCGCCAATAAGAATTAAGCCACGAGATGCAATATCAATATCTGAATTAGCTACACTACTCATGTGGTTATGGGGGGCCAAAGCCCCCCACTTCCTTAGTCGGTGTCTGTCATTGTCAGAGCAGTACCGTCAGCAATATCAACAACGCCGCCTGTATTAGACAGCACTACAGATATGCCCATGGTAGGAGCATCTGAATCATAGACAAAAACAACATCGCCAACATTCATCATGTCGGATGCGTCATTGAAGTAGCCAGATACACGGACTGCTGTCAGCGCATCTGTTGAGGTGTAGAACCACAGATTGTGACCGCCACCAGTAGCCATATTAGTTAGGCCAGAAGCTGAATAAGCCATGCTCTACTCCTTATGTGTTGTTATCAAGGACTTCATAGATACCATTGTCATCAATAACAGTAGCACCCATTGACATCATTGAAGTTGCAAGGTGTGCAGCTTTTTGCGGCACATAATTAATTTCAGTTTGAACATCTGAGTTGATGCCCAAGCCGACAGCAGATGTATGGTAAGCCATGTTTTTACCAGCAGTGATTGCTGATGTAGAAAAAATCTTGAAGCCAAGAAACTCTTTCATAGTCATACCACCTGCGTATGGCAGATTCTGCTCACCAACAAAATCGCTTGATGCAAATTCTGTAATCAAGAACAGATCGGAATATCCTTTCGGATGCATAGCCAAGAAGCGACCACCATCTTCGGGAATATTTGCAGAGCCAAATGTTTCAAACAAAGTCAACAAATCAGCTTTTTCAATAGCACCATTCGTATCATGTATTTGAGTTGAGTTAGCACCTGCATCCATTGCAGTATAAAGAATCTCGTCAGTCTTACGACCAAGAGCGGCAGCAGCAGATTGCGCAACAGCCTGACGTTCATCAATATTAGTCTTCAATTCATCGAGCTTGTCGATGTATTCAGCCGCGTAATGGTCAGCCATAGTTGCCTCAACCTGTGTGTGGGTGAGTTCCATAGCGGTAATGTCACCATTTCGTGACTTTGTAGAAGCAGAACCAGTACCGATTTTTTGGAAGCGAACAGTGCTACCAGCGACATTGCCAACCGTGCGTACAGTGTTACGCAACTTTGAACCCATGCGCTGATAAGCCATGTGAACTTCTGACTCGAACTGCTTGATAAATGCGACAT